CCTGGATTTGTTTCCACCTTAGAAGCCAATTCCTTTATTATAGAACTAAATTCATTTACCATATTCTTATTTTTTCTTTTGAACTCTTCCTAATCTCCATCCATCTGGTATTAAATCACCTTTACAAATTTTTTTAGATTCAATATTATTTGTTATCCAGCATTTACCATACTGAGAATTACTAGAACCTTTTTGTGATATTGAATTCTTTTCACCTATTTTTCTTTTAGTTTTTTCAGAATGTTTTCTACCAGTCCAAATAAATACTAATTCACCTGATAAATATCTAGGGTCGCTTGTTAAAACTTGCATTATATTACCATTTTTATCTTTTACCTTAACAGTATTTTTTGATATATGAACTAATTCATCTGATAAGTATCTAGAATCTTTAATCGAAACTCGCATTGTATTACCATCTTTATCTTTTACCAGAACAGTATTTTTTGCTATTCCAACTAATTCACCTGATAAATATCTAGGGTCATCAATTGATACTTGCATCGTATTACCATCTTTATCTTTTACAGTAGCTGTATTTTTTGTTATTCCAACTAATTCACCTGATAAATATCTAGGATCATTAATTAAAAGACACATTATATTTCCATTTTTATCTTTCACTGTAATTTTGCCATTTGATACATGAACCAATTCACCTGATAAATATCTAGGGTCATCAATTGATACTTGCATCGTATTTCCATCTTTGTCTTTTACTGTAATAGTTCCAGCTGAATTATATGCCCCTCCTAAAACTATATTATAAGTATCTTGTCTTTTTATAAATTCTTCATTAACTAACTCTCTTTCTTTAGCTAGCATATCTTCTTTATTATCAAAATTATAAAGAATAATTTTTTCAAAATGTTCTTGTCCAAATTCTTTTAGTGCTTTCTTTATATTTGTTCCTGAACCTAAATAATTATCTTTTAAATTCTTTGTTACATGACAACCAATATAAATATTGTTATTAATTTTATTAGTAATTTGATATACTACATAATTTCTTTCTCTTTCCATAGATATATAATTTTATTTATATATCTAAGTTCGATATTGAAATTATTAATAATCAAATAATTGCTTGATAATCAAGACTCTAGACGACAAAAGGATTCGAACCTTTGAAATAATCGGGTTGCAGCCGACCGCGTTAAACCACTTCACCATGTCGCCATTAATTATTAAATATCCCATTCTTTTCTACCAGCATTTAATGCATCTTCAATAGTAGTTTCTGGATGCTCTTTAATATAATATAGAGCCCATAAAAATACTTCTGCTGTTAAACCATATGCACTTGATTCTCTTAAAGTTTCACTAACTAAATCTAAATCTTGTAATGTTTTTACGTTTCTTTTAACTTCTCCCATATTCTTAGTTTTAATATTACAAATATACAACTAATAATTCAATCTAAAAAATATTTTATATTAAAATAAGTTAAATAAAAAAGCCCTCTTTAATTTCTTAAGAGGGCTTTGAGTTGAAAATATATATAGAGTTAAAATCCTAATTTATACACATTGTCTTGGCCCTCTCTGAACGTTTGTTGTTCGGGATAAAGTGGTAAACAATATGTCAATGTTATTTTCATTTTTTAAATATTTTCTTATAATCTATATATACACGAAAAAATTAAAAGTTTTGTTACTTGTTGCAAATATTTTAATTTCTATGTATATAATATATTTCATCTTCTGGCGAATCACCATCACCAAAATATCCACATATATATCCCATAACATCACCAGCTGAAACATACATATCATCATCACCTAAATTATCAAGAAATTCTACTAATAAATTAATTCTATTCATTAAACCTGATGTATGCTGAATTTTATTATTTTCATTAATATCATTTATTTTTTCCTGTATTAATTTTGCTTTCATATCTTTTAAGTTATTTTTATAATTTTTTCTGAAATTTTGGTTAAAAATTCATTTTTATTTTTATCTTCACTTCCTTTAAAAACTACCATATCTTGTGAACGCCCACCACCTATATATGGTTCTTCTAATATGGTATAATCCATTAAAAATTTTAATATTTTATTTTTAATTTCTGATTTATCTTTTAAAAAATTAATTTTAGAAATTTTTTCAGCAACAGATAATAAAAAGCCCTTTTGAGATTTTTTAACTGTTTCTTTAAATATTATAATATCTGGGCCATCTGCTCCACCAATATAACGTTCATAAGTTTTTGTTAAAGCTGATAAAATACTAAATACTTTATCAATTGCATCATCCAAATTTTTATCTTTATTTAAATTTTCATTTACAAATTGTGCTTTCATATTTTATCTTATTTTATTAATCATAACCTTCACTACTTTCTCTGATCCAATCATTATCTATATTTAAAATATTATCTAATGCATCCTGAAAACTTAAATCAGTTAATGGTATGTCATCATCATTATATTCAACATAAATATCCCAAATAAATGGTAGTTTTTTAACTAAAGCCATTTCTATTCCATGCCTATTTACAAGATGTAAAGTATCAGAGTCAACTTTTGGAAATTTTACTTTAATACCATTTTTTATCAATGTTTCATAAGCACTAAACATATGATTATCTATACCATGCTTACCAATATTAAGTGACTTTAATGGATCACCAGTTTGATGGAATTCATTTAAACTTTCTTTAACTAATTTCATTAATTGATTTATTTTAAATTCCTAATTCTTCTCCACCAGTTTCTTCTTCTCCGCCACCGATTTCAGTTTCTCCACCTCCACCACCTAGATCTAAACCTCCACCACCAAAGTCACCTCCACCTCCTAAATCTCCAAATCCTCCACCACCTAAATCACCTCCGCCTGCAGAAGATTCTGCAGAAGCTTTCATATTTGCATATACTTTAGCTAATCTCTTTATTTCTTCTTCACGCTCTTTTCTATATCTAGCATTTAATTTCATATCTGCTTCTGTAAAATCTGTGAACTTTTCAACTAAAAACTTAGCATCAAAAAATGGTGCTTCTCCTGGTGTACCATCAGGATTTACTGTTGGTTCTTTTAATGCATATAATGTACTTATAACAGTGGCTCCTTTTTCTGCAATTTCTCTATCTTTAATCATTTTAAAAAGATTCTCTTCATTAAACTCCAAACCTATTGCAGATTTTAATGCTTTATCTTTTTCAAATTCTGGATGTTTTAATACAAACTGATACCATATAGGTTTTAACAATATCTCTTGATATATGGATCTTATTCTATTTAAAAAATAAGCAAACCTAATTTCTTCTCTATTTGCTGCTTCTCCTCCTGCACCCCAACTTGCTCCTCCACCTTCTCCTCCAGACAATTGAGCTGAAAACCTAGATTGTGGAACTTTAGACTCAACAATATACCTTAACCAAAAATATTTTAATGAATCTGTCTCTGATAAATTATATCCTTCAGTTGCTATTCCTGATATCTCAGTTTGTTGTCCATCTTTAGTAGGTATAACAAATGTCTTTGCAAAATTAAACTGTGATGAACCATTATAAGTAACTTCTCCTGACTGATCATCTATATTAAGTTCTTCCTTATACATACCTCTTAATTCTGATAACCTAGTACGAGCCTTTGCCTCAGACTGAGAACCTATTGGAACTAATATCTTCATCCTCATTTGAGCATTCCATATATTCCATATAATACGTGAATTCTCTAAAGTTCTTAACATATTAAAAGATCTTACTAACCTTTCAGTATATGATAACCTAGATATAAAATTACCTCTAGCCCATGAAATATAAATTAAATTTGCATCTAACAATTCTCTTTGCTTCTGCAAATCTCCTCTATATTGTATCCATACTCTATATTCCTTTCCATCATCATTGCTTATTCTTATCTCTGGCTCCAATGATGTTGGATCTAATTCTTTAAAACCTATAATATTTTTTGCTTCTTCTTCATCCTCTCCATCATATATTATCTCATATGCTAAAAATCCATCAATAAGAAACTTCTTCATATAATGCCAAGCATCATGTCCTTGGTTAAAACCAAAAGCAAAATATACCTTTTTAAAAGCCTCATTCAAATCATCTACTATCTCCTTAGCCTTTTCAGCCTTAATAATAGACTTCAAATTCTTTGTTGCTGGATATGCAAAATAATTAGTCTGATCATATATTATAGCCTCATCACATATAACCTCTAATACATGCTCTATTTCACCATTCATGGCAAACTTTCTAAGAAAGTCACGTCGAGTAGCATATTCTTTATCATAAAAAGCAATAAATTCTTTTTGGCCAT